TTCTCCATAAGAGTTGTTAGAGTTCAAACTTCTGATAACAGCTCCACTATCAGCCAAATAACCGTGATGGCAGTAATAAGTGAATACTGATACTAATTCTGATTTAGCATTTGATAATGCCCAGCAACCAATACCATCACTTGAAATTTGTGTAAAGTCGTTTGCAAGAATTGAAGAATATCCACCACCGTGTAGTGAACCATCAATCTTAATACCAACTGAACCTGTTCCAAAGTGTGTACAATTTTGTATAAATGGTGATTTAGTTTCTATCCAAACAGCAGTATCTGTAGTTCCAGTTCCTGGGTCTAAAGCAATAACTACTCCTGAACGAGTTGCACCGTCAGCAGTATTTGGTCTTGCTACGCCATTTGCGTCAGCACTACCCATTGTTCCAGTCATTCCAGAAAAAGTAAATCCTGTAATGGTAACACCATTTCTAACTCTAAGCATATCTGCTCTTGCGTTAGGTGTGTTAGTTAATCCTGTTGCAGTTGAATTACCTGAAGCAGGTTTAATTCTTGTACTTCTTACTCCGTCACCAATCATTTGTGTGTTCGCAGGAACAACAATTGGTAATGCTTCTGTATACTCTCCAGTTTTAACATAAAGAGTTTTGTTAACCGTATCTTTTGGATAAGTTTTTGTTCCAGCAGAACAAGTATAAACTATTCCTGATAGTTTTACTTTATCACTAGTTGATAATCCGTGAGCACCTGAAGTTGTAATAGTTACCACACCTGTTCCATTGTTATATGGAGCGTTTGTTATGTTAACCGTACTAAAATCTGATTTGTGTACTTTACCACCAGTTGAATATGTGTGAGCATAAGTTGATGTGCCTAAAGTAATTGTAAAGTTAGTTGAATCTGTAACCGTAACCGTGTAATCTAATCCAGAGTTACCTGTGTCTTTTAACCAATCACAAGCGTATTTAATTGACGCCCAAGGTTTATCTAAAGAAGTTCCTCTACCAGCGTCTGTACTTGGTAAAGCGTCTGTTCCGTGAGGTGCAACAAAATATACATTGTCGTTAGTTTGAGCAAGTGCCCAAGCAACATCTGTACCATCAGATTTAAGCATTGAACCAGTTGTTCCAATTCCTAATCTAACATTCTGTGTTGCGTTTCTAGTTAATAAGTCACCTCTTGTAGTGGTAACAAAGTTTGAATCTCCTTCAGCAAGTAAGTCCCAATAAACTCCACCTGTATCGTAATCTGGTCTTTTAGCGTCACCAACTACAGCAGTAGCAGTGTGAGCAAGTTTACATCTATAAGAAGATGAACCATAAGCAACAGCGTCACCTGGAGCATATTCATCTCCGTCAGTCCAAGTATCATTCCATTTTAAACCTTCGTTTAATAAATCCCAAGTTGCAGTTGTTGTTGGTACAATTCCTGTTGCGTCTGTTTTTGCAACATAAGTATGACCACCATACATTACTACATCACCAGTTTTATAAGCGGTTGCACCTGCATAGGTACCAACCATTTTATAACCAGTTGTTAATACTTCCCATTTAGTAGCATTGTTATATGGTGTTTCGCCAGTACTTTGTACTTTAGCAACATAATTATATCCACCATAAGATACAATGTCTCCAGCTTGGTAAGCTGTTCCAGCGTTGTATGAATCTTCAAATTCTAGTCCTGATACGAACATAGAAAATTTAGCAGTATCTATTGTAGAAGCGGCAGTATGTTCTACGGAACAAATATAAACATTTGCACCATATTTTGCTAAATCGTTAACTTTGTATGCAGTACCATTTGTGTAAGTACCTGTCCATTTAAATCCTGGAACAAAAGATGTCCATTTTGATGTGTCGTCATATAAATCTGCTTGTGAAGTGTGTGCTTCATTACAAGCGAAGGTAGAACCTCCCCATTGTACAACATCGTCCACTTTATAAAATGTAGTAGCTGCCCAAGCACCTTTCCAGTCTTGCCCAGCTGCCATTTTTTTCCATTTTGTTGATGTAAGGTCGGTTTCAAAAAGTGCTGAAGATGTATGGTTCGCCATAGCAACGAAACTATTTCCACCATATCTTACAACATCATCTTTAATATATGCTGTTGAGGTAACCCAATCACCTTTGAAGTGAAATTTAAGTCTACCTAAAATAAAATCTGCCATTTTTATCTCTCTCTAATTTTTGTTTTACAAATACCTTTCCTGATTGGCTTGTGTATAATAAACGCCACCAGAAGGTATCCAGTTATTACCAGTAGTTGAAGTTGCCGTTTCTGTAGCAGCATATGTATAGTCGTGTTGGTATCTCGCAACTAACATTCCTTCATCATTAATAAAATAAAAAAGTTTCAAAGGGTCAAATCTGACCTGTTGATATTTTCTATACTTAGCATTTGTTTGATAGTGGTCGTCTGTACTTTCGTCATATGTACTTTGTAAAGTATTCTGAACGGTTGTACCATCACTTGCTTTTCCTAATGCAAGTCCTTCAAAACCATTATAACCAAATCCTTGTCCATCGTTAACCTCAATAGTATCCGTACTATCCATTGATGTTTTTGTATAAATCAATAGTCCGTTTACATCACGGTTAAGGGCGTGCATAGCGTATTCATTTGAAATCTGAAATCCAGCAGCGTCTACCCCAACGGCTTGACTTGCTCCTGTTGCTAATGCTAATCCCATTTAAAATTCCTCTTTGTTTATATTTATACTATTTATAATCTATCTTTTAACTATTATGTATTCTCTAGTACAGATATAAAAGTATCCGTACTCGCCACATTACTCACTACTCTTATTATATCGTTTGCTTCTAAATTGACTGGTTTGTCTAATATAAAAGTGTTATTCTGTGGAATTATACAACCTTTTATAATACTTCTAAAAGTTGTTCCACCATCTATCGTAACCGATACATCTACTACTGCTTGAGTAGCTGGATTCTTGTTTGAGATATAAACAGCGTGTAATACAGCAGTTCCATTAGAAGGAGCCGTATATACATTAGCACCTACACCGTCAGTTGTTGGATTTACTTGTCCAGCATTTTTAAAAGCACTTGCCATTGTTTATTATCCTCCAAATACTACAGCGAAAGCAAGAATATCACCTGTTAACGCCAAAGTTCCACTTGAATTAGGTAGTTTAACCGTTCTATCAGCAGTCGGGTCTTCTACCGTTAATGTTGTTTCGTAGGCGTCAGGTGTAGCACCTTCAAATATAATATTTGCATTATTAAAAACTAAATCTGTTGTTGAAATTGCACCAGCATTTAATACTGATTGAATATTAACAGCACTTGCACCACCAACTTCTTTAATAGTACTAGCATTTAATTTTGTAAAAAACTTACCATCAGCGACATTCATTGCCAACTCACCAATTTCTAAATCAGAAACCGTTGGTATGGCAGTCGCCGTAAAACTTCTTTTTGGTTTAAGAACGGTAGCCATTAGAATGACCCACCATCAATAGTAGTTACCGCAACATCACCACTTGTTACCGTGAAGTTATCAGTACTAAAAGAAGCAACTCCTTTATTTGTTGTTGAAGCGTTTTCCCCAGCAATTGTAATTGCAGAACCAGAAGCAGAAGTATCAATTCCTTCGCCAGCAGTAAAAGTTAATGTACCACCAAGTCCAACCGTACCAGTTCCAGTTTCACCTGCAAGTGAAACATTTGGATCAGCAAGATTAGCATTTGTAATACTTCCTGCCAACATAGCATTTGTAATACCACCAGCTTTAACTTGTAAAGCGTCTGATACAACAGCGATTGAAGCGTTATCAACATTAACATCTAAAGTATTCCCAGCTTTTACAAGAGCAGCACCAGCTACTACTTGTCCAGCACCAGAGAATTGTGATACTGGTAATTCTGTATTGTTAGATAAAGTATTGTCTGTTAATGTAGGTATACCATTGTGAGTAAATGTATAACCATTATCAGCATTAGCAGTTCCTTCTTCAACGAAAGTAAATGAACCACCTGTTAGTTGAGCACCTGTATTCGTATCTGAACTTCTTTCTAATCTCCAATTAGAAGAGTTAGAACCAACATCTGTTACCTTGTAAATTCCATTTTGTCTTGCTTCTGTTTGAGATTTAACTAATACTCTATCGTTAACTGATAAGGTAACACCATCAATTGCCAAAGCAGCTTGTGTGTCAGCGTTATCTAATCTTTTATTTGTTTGGTCATAAGTAACCGTTAAGTTAGCAGTAGTAGCAACTCTACAACTATCTTTAACATCTAAACCTGAAGTAAATCCATCAACATACTCTTTAGTTGCCAATGCGTCAGCACCAAAACCAGCTCTATCTTTATATCCACTAGGTACGGTTACAACACCAGTTCCGTGTGGAGTTAAAGTAATATCTTTATTACTTCCTGTTGTTGAAATGTCTTGTCCGTTTAAAGATAAGTCATCAACGGTAGCACTTGTTAATCCTGTAAGGTCTGTTAATGCAGAACCACCTAATTCAACAGCAGTTCCACCAACGGTAACACTAGTGTTTGCTAATTTAGCATTGGTTACATTGTTGTCTGTAAGTTGAGTTGTTCCAATTGAACCATCTTGTACTTTAATTGTAATTGTGTTAGCAGTAGCGGCAGTATCAATTGTACCATCACCTGTTAACAATAAAGTGTTTGCAGTTGAATAGTTAATTGATGTTCCTGTACTATCTTCTAAAGTAAGAGTAGTATCAACATCAGCGAAACCTAATTGAGCTTCCGAACCACTTGCTGAATCTACTTTTAAAAATTGTCCAGCACTTCCAGCACCATCAGGTAATAAAAGTGTAGATGAGTTTGTTAATGATAACGGAGCTTTTAAAACAACATTGTTTGAACCGTTGTTTAATGCTTCGTTAAATGTGATTTGACCTGAATCAGTATTTGAGTTACCAAACACCATTTGGTCAATTCTGTTATTTGAATCTGTTGTTATTAATTTTTCTGAACCAACTACGCCGTTTGTAGTAGGAAATAAACTTGTAAAATACTTACCACCAATTACATCAATATCGTTTGCGTCACCATTTCCATCAACCCCACCTGTTCCAGCAAATAATCTATCTCCATTATTTCCTGCAGTACCAGTTCCATAAGTTAAAGCTAATTCTCCAAGTTTTAATGTACTAGGAGCAGTTGTGTTAGCACTTCTTTTTATTCGTATTATTGTTGCCATATTCTTTTCTCTCTATTTAAAATGAACCACCATTTAAAGTGATAGAACCTGTTGTAGTTGAGATTTCGTCTCTTACAACAAACTTATCACTTGTTGAAGAATACTGAATCATTGAACCATCAGCCAGGGTACTTGCGTCTACATCGGATAGAAGTCTTAATTTTAATGTTGAGTTGGTAACAGCAGTTTGAGACGCTGCTCCAGCAGGCATAGTAACCGATACTTGTTGAGGTCTACTAATTGTTGAATCTATTCTAGCTTTTATTTGAGACACTTGTTTTCTCCCCTATTTGTTAATATTTATACCAAACGGCAACTCAAAAATATACAATTTTGAAGAAATTATACGGTCACATTAGGACGGATGGTTATTATACCTTCAATTACTCTGGTTACTACACTATCACTTGTTCTAGTAACCTCTACATCATAAACATATCTGCTAGGTGCGTCCAAAGCAGCCGTTTGTGCTGAAGTTAATGATAGTGTGATAATTCCTGTAGCAGGGTTTGCCACAGCAGTTGTCATTGTAGTCCGTGTCTTTGTGCTTTCATACCCTTTAGCCATTTTGGCTTCTACGGTATGTCCAGTCAAGTCCCAAGCTGCTCCATCATTTCCCGCTAATGTTATATTACTAGAAAATGTAGTGCCTTGGTCGATTCGTAGGTTAGCAATTGCTGCCATCTAATTACTCTTTTATTTCTGTTTTTGTTTCTTCGGTAGTTGCTTTAGGAGCATTGGGGTCAATTCCTAAGAATTCACAAATCTTAGCATTGTAAAATCTTATCAATACCTCAATCTTTTCCGATTCAATCTCCAGTCTAGCACGATTTTGAACAAGTTCCTGACGAGCAATCACATAATTTTTAGTCTTGTCGTCAAACTTCGTTTCATCGTACTCTTTACCATTTATCTTAATAGCCATAATTATTTCTCCTTATATTTACTATTTATACTAATTCCAGTATCGTACTTTATTTCTTTTTCATACCAATCTCTTATATCTGGTATCATTCCTTGAGTTTCATCTTCAGGGAAAGTTGATATAATAGGATTGTATATATGTTTCTTATCTTTGTATACTTCAAAGTAAGGGTCATTACTATACAATAATTTTGGGTCATTTAATAAGTCCCAAAAATTATCTCCATAATCTCTCTCTATCCACTTTGCATAACATATTGCTACACAATAACTCTTTGCTGGATATATAAACTTATCCACTCTTTCGTGCCAATGTTTAATGGCATATCGTACTATCTCCTGTTCATCCCATATTAAGGATATTTCTTTATCCATTAACATATCCGAGTGAGTAGGATTTAGTCTATGGTAGACTTCTTGTTTGATTTTCCATTCTTTCATAGCTTATATACTCCAAATTCTTACAATCATTCCATTCAGGAACATTGATATTTAAAAAATTTCTTCTATTGACTTTATAAAACTTAATATGATGATACCATCTAAACAACTTCTTCCATTGCATTATCCAATTCTGTACATAATAATTACTAGGGTGTGTATCTGATACATAGTAAGGTTGTCCTGCATAGACATTATTAAATGATTTATTAGAACTATATAAATCGTGTCCAATTAAATATACTTCTTTCATATTATTAATAGTCTTACAAGCAATATAACCACTTGAAGGACCAGCAGACCACATTGTTTGCTCTGGATCTTTTATTATATCTGTCATATTATAAACATAATCTTTTGTACACCAACTTACCGTTACCATATTCTTTCCAGTTTGTTTGTCATTATATCCGTGCAATACAAATTCATTTGAACCTGCTCTATTGTTTTCTACTAAATGACCTGACTTTCTTATTGCTCTTATATGTCTATAATCAGGAAAGAAACCTGCCAACATATTTTCATAATTCTCTTGTGGTATTTTTATCCAATCTCTAAAATAACATTTAGAAGTATAACAATAACCAGAATTATAAATGTTGTGCATAAGTGGATGGTCAACTGAAACTAATATATCTGGCGCAAAATCTTTATATAGATTATTACAACCTAATATTACTCCACGAGATTTTAATGTGTTTAAATTAAAACCTTTTCTACTTCTTCCATTACCTATACAAAATGCTCTATTTGCCATATCTCATTTCATAAGTATCTAATAGATACCTATATCCATTACAACCATTATCTAAATCTTTGACATATTGATAATGTTCTGTTAAACAACCTCCTAGATATTCACAACTCTTACATATAGGTGATATTGTTTTCTCTTTTTCTTTTTTACACCAATTTTCATATTCTTCAAAACTATTTAATTCTAAAAAGTATTCTCTATTATCTTTATCAAATTCTAATACAGCGAACTTACCGTTTGGTGTAATATATAAATGGTCATCGCTAAATGCGTTATATTCTTTATTTAAAGAAGCAATTATTTTCTTTTTATTTACAAATTCATATTTACCTTTTTTCAATGAAATTTCCATTTCTAGTAATTTTAAAATATAGTCTTCGTATTGTGCGTGGGTTACTTCTTGGTCATTTGCTTGATTAGCACTATAAGGTTTTACTTCTACACTTTTTAAATGAGATTTACCACGATTTGCTTTTTCAGATTCAAAGTTAATTCTATTAATCATAGACCAAAAGTGTTCTACGGAATGGTGCATTACTTCTTTTGTTGCTAAACATAATAGAGAAAAATCAACTGGCAGTTTCGCCATATTCTCTCTAACTTTAATAAAGTCTTGTCTAGTTTCTAAATCCCAAGATACACTTAAATAATATTCAGGATAAAAAAATTCTTCTCTTAATACGGAAAGGTTTGTATTGATATTGATTTTATCTTTATAATATAATCTAATAACTTCTGTGATGTTCTTTAATTGTTCTTTCTTTAATATACCAATCTCACCACCATATAAATCAATATGATTAATTTCTCTATGAGCAGAAACTTCTGCTAGTAATTCATTTAATCTTTCATCACTTATAGTTTTAGTATCACCTAATTGTTCAGGTGTAAGATAACACCAAGAACATCTAAAATTACAATGATAAGATGGATTAATTGATAAATTAATTTTCTGCTTCGTCATAATCTAATTCCTCAAAGAATGGAGTAATACCGTATACTTCTTTTTCCATCTGTTGTATAAATTTAAAAAATTCTAATTCACTCATATGTTATAGTCAAAATATCCTGCTATTCGTTCAACACCTATTGGTTTAAATTCTCCAACTCTATGTTCCCATTGTTTAGCGTGGTTTAATAATACTACATCTGTCTTGCCTGGGTACAAGTATGCAGATAAACTTTTTGTGTCCTTACTTCTTACTTCTAATTGTCCTCCTGTATCAGGATTACTTGCTGAAGTGAAATAGATAATAGCAGCAATATTTGCTCCTTCTTTATTATCATTATGCCAATTCAACGAACCTTTGTCTACTCCGTTAACTATTTCTGGTTGACCATATAAGTTATACTTGTTAGACAATTGTTTAATATATTTATTACCCAAATAAGTATGGCACATTTTGAGAGCATTCTCAACTTCTGGAGTATGTACTGCTACTTTATAACCTTCTAAACTTTTAAATGGTATTTCAACACCTTCAAAAAATCTAAATGGCAATGGGTCTGCTGTAGGCCAAACTCCATTGATTAAAACATTTTCTATATTATTACTAGTTTTTATCATCGTGCCTCGCTTATGTACGGTGTCATTTGTAAAGTACTTCCATTTGCTTTTAGTATATCAGGTCCTATTCGTTTCATCTTCTCACAATGTTTCTCTATTACCCCAGCGTGTTGATAATCTTTTATTGTCTTTCTACAACCATTACATATATTAAACATTGGACAAGTAAAGCATCCTTGCTTCATACTATTTAATGAAAGGTCATCTTGTAAAGGTGTAAAAAACTCACCTTTCATTTCTCTTTTAAAATCTATTTCTTTATCTCTATCATCACCAAAAGCACCACAACTATAATAGTCTCCATCGGGTTGTAAACATCTTATACCTTCATCACACTTTCTACTTAAAGGACAAGTAGTACTACAATCTTTAATAGTCAACATCATTTGTTTCGTATTAAATTCCCAAGGTGCTAAACCTTGATTATATATTTTAGTATATATCTCATATATATCTGATAATAAAAATGGTTCTTTTTGGTCACCACTTGCCATTGCATAATTTAATTTACATTCAACACCAGTTTTTTCTTCTCTATATAAATTATGTAAAGTACCTTCGGGTTCTCTATCTTCTGACATAAACTTTGCTAACTCAACATTTTTAATTGCATTGTGTCTGTTTTCTTCTGTTATAACAGAAATAAAGTCTGGTCTATAATCACAATACTTTAACATTGCGTCTGAACATTGCCAAAAATCGTCTTCCGTAAATTCTGTAAAGTCTCCTTTTAATCTTCCACCACCATATTGAAAAGAAGTGGTTACTCCTATTCTTTTATCATTAAATAAGTCTACCCACAAACTAGGTTTCTTTAAGAACGGCCATAAGTTTGTTGTTAGAGAAATTGATGTTGCATAGTCTCTTTCATCTAACCATCTAATAATTTTACAATAGTATTCAGGTTCCATCATTAAAGGATCCCCACCATTTACTATAATAGTTTTAGTATGAGGAAATCTTGTTAAGAACTCAAATATTTGTTCGTGTTTCAACCAATTCTTTTTCTCTTTTGTTAGTTGAGTACTTGAACAAAATGTACATTTGAAATTACATAATTCAGTTGGTTTAATTATTAAATCCATATCGGTTCAGTTTTTGGTTGGTCTTTTACTTCCCATCCTAATACTAAAGATGTTCTAGGATTTTCTCCGAAGTATGGTTTAACTCTATGTACTAGAAACCCAGGAAACATTATCAGTCTATTAGGTACAGGTTCTATGTTTATGGTGTTATTTGGGTATTCAGCAAAGGTTAAATTTTTGTATATACTTAATTCACCACCTACCCATTTTTCAGGTGTATAATCACTTTCTATATAATAGATTGCAGAAATAAAAGCACCTTCAACTTGGTCGTGGTGTGGTTCATATAAATGATTGGTCACACTAGACTTATCATACTTCTTTAATCTACCTTTTTGAAAATTAGATAACTCTAAATTATTATAATCTATATTATTTGATAGACAATAGTTTATTAATGTTGCATTTGCAATCTTATGAAATTCTTTTTGACAAGGCGTAAAATTAAATGTATCTTGTCCTTTAATTGTAGTATCAATTTTACTTTCTTTTTTTAACTTATTAATTAACACTTTATCAGTTAAGAAATCGTCAAAAACATTTATCGTATCTGTAAATTTAATCTCCATATAATTCAATCCAATTTAAACCAGTTTTTGTATCGTTATCTCTAATCCAAAAGTGGTCATATATAACATCTTTTTCAAAACCAAATTGTTGCATTATCTCTCTATGATAAGGTTCTTTTTGTGCCTTCATTTGATTCATAGATAAATGTAAATAATCAAAATAAGTTCCTGTAGGACATAATATTCTTCTATCTTTAAATATATTAATTGTTTCACACCACATTGTTCTTATCAATCTTCTTCTTTCTACTGGACTTTTACTTCGCATATAACCAGGATACTTTAAAGACCCTACTATAACATAATCATCATAGATATGAAACATACCTACACCTTTTATAAAAGTATTAGGTGTTTTATTATGTACCCACATCTTTTCACCTATATT